GCCATCTTGCCGAGCGCATCGGTAGCGTTAAGGGATTTTTTGACAAGAAAGCCAAAGCCAGCCACACCCACCGCAACAAGGGCAGATTGCATCGAAAACGCAACCTTCTTAATGGCATTCAAGCCCATCGTCACGGCTCTGAAAGAGCGCTTGGTCTTATCGACTGCTTTAATGACTATATTGACTTTTTCACTTGCCATTCTTTAACTCCAAAAAAGCAGACCAAAGTATAATTTCATCGGTGGATAGGGCCATAATTTCCTCCAACGTCTTATGGAGGTGTTCCGCTAATACCATAGCGAATCTCAAATCATGATCCTGTTTTAGTTTTTTGTTGCGTCCTCTGCCGTGGGCGGTTCATCATCGCTCATTTCTGTCACAATGCGGCTCACGACTTCGGGGTCAATGGTTTTCATCATTTCGGTCATGTGGGCGCGTTTAAATAGCTTTACACCGTCTTGATCCATGGCTTTCAAAATCAGCGTCATAATGACCGCTTCGGCAGGCTTATTATCGCCATGAAGTTTTAAAACCTCGCCTTGATCTTTGAAATTCATGCTGGCTTTGAAATAAATTTTCGTACCCCATTCAGGTACTTCAACGTATTGCAGTTCACCCGACATTCGATCACGAAAATGAACTTTTGCTGCGTCTAAAATTGCACTCATAATAATTCCCCAATTAACCCCCCGATTAAATTAACGACAGAGCGCATCGGGGAAAACGCCTTTTCAGGCCGAAGCCCTAGCCGTTAAACTGTGGCTGAGGCTAATACGCCTGTGCCTGTAAAGCTAAAGCTGGCTTCAACGGTTCCATCTGTGGCTGCACTTACCGACACCTCTGTAACCTTGCAAGTGCCGCTTCGATACTTATCGCCTGTGGTTGCACCTTCTGGCATAAAGCTAATGCTTAACTCACTGCCCACTGAGATTGCATTTTGCGCCGTATCAGCTTCATCCCAAAACGCGTCTGCTGAACCCGACCACGAAGTCTGGCCCACCGAATACGTTTTAGCCGAATCAGCTAACGTGGTGGTTTCAATGGTTCCAGCCGTTTCGCTATAGTTATATGATCGCAACTCACCAAGAGTATCCGAGCCGACTTTAATAACACCTTCTGAACTATTATGAGTTGCCATTATCGGCCTCCGTTGTGGTTACTTTCTTTGGTTTTGCGGCAGTTGGTTTTTTGTCCAACCAGCCGCGATTTTTCATTGTGTCAATCTGTGACGGGTGAACAATCACCGACGACTTACCCTTATACATTTTCATTACAATTCCCCTCTCATGTATTGGTAACGAACCTGAGCGGTTATGGTGATGCCGCCAATGGGATCAATAGCCCCTTGATCGGTATCAATTGATAGAATCTGAGTGTCTTTAGCGTAACCGCCGCGAGTGCGATCAGCGTCAAGCGCGTTCTCAATTCCTTCAATCAGTTCGTTTCGTTCAGTGTCAATGTTGGCCCCTTTCACAAAGCCCACAATGCGATAATTAATGGTGGATTCACGCGTTCCACCCAACGTCATATCCTCTCGCGTTTCTTCTGCACTCTGCACCCAAACTGCGGGGAATTGCGCATTCGATAGCCGCTCATAATCAAACGGATCGCGGGTGATCTTTTTCAGTATTGGGCTAGTCATTGAATCTAGCGTGGTGACAATGTTGGCTGCAATGCTCTCACGCGTACTCATAGGAAAATCTCCCGTTTGAATCGTGATAAGATTTGCTTTTCTTCATTATCATTAGCGCCAAACCATGGGCGCTTTCGCTGGTTACTTAATGCTCTATCGCTAAACTTCTGGCTTGAAAAACCAACAACCGCTTTAGATGAACTTAATTTCACCCCCACGTTGCCAAGCATTTCGCCTGTAAACTGCAAATTAACAATATCAGTCCTGCGACCTTTGCTGGCCCTGTATTCCGCATACTTTGGGTGGTAGGGTTTGAATCGCCCATTAAGACCAACACCACTATCAACACGCTTCTCCATGTCTTTAACATGACCAGAAGCAGCTCGTCCTAGAGCTTTCTTGATTAATTGCGGTGATGGTTGAACCTTCTTTAAAGCCGCCATTACCGCAGAAGTGTTAATTGTGGTGCTGATATTCATTAGCGCGTCAGCCTGCCAAAATGGATGGGTTGTTTTTCCACGTTAGACACAACACTGTCATTATCCGCGTCATACTCAACACCATCCAATAATATGTCGTCCCACTCTTCTTCAAAGCGTTTCTTATAGAAGCCGATCATTTTGTAGAAACGATCTCCTTCCTCCCAAGTGGTGAGCTGTGGTAGCGCGTGTTTCCACAACACTAAATAAGCGGCGCACTTGGTGAATTGCGATTCAGTAAGCAGGGTGGCATTTAGCTCACCTGACCGACCTGTTTTAGGCCACCAATCTCGGCGCAATCTACGCTCAAGATCAGCCTTGGCCTTGGGGTGTTCACTCGCAAACGAGTCAAGTCCAAGGTCAAGAATGTCAGGTAGAATGGCCGACAAATCACTGTCAGCACTCATAGCCATGAGCTACTCCTTACAGAGCAGCGTCAAAGGTTAGGCTCACACCATGCGAGTCAACCAATTCGCCCACACCATAAGCGGCAGTGGCGTTCAGTTCCCAACCACGGATAGAAGCGTCACGCTGCGGCTCGATCTTCACATCCCACTTAACCGCTAGGCCGAGGGCTTGAGGCACGAAGATTGCGCCAACCGCATCATCAGAACCGTCAACAGCAACGTTGGCAGATTCGTAAATGTTGATACCCGCTAGAGTACCTACATAGCCTGAGCGCATGGCTTCGTTCTGCAAGTCGCCACCGTTAGGGTTAGCGAAGCTATTGGTCATGTTGGCCTTTAGCTGGTACGCCTGATAAGGATGGATAACCGCAGAGGCTTGACCATTAGCGTTATTGGCGCGTAACGTTGCTGCCGCTTTAAAGAAGTCAGCCGCAGTCAATTCAGAACCCGCAGCACCAAAGCCTGTGGAGAAACCAGAGAACAAGCCGATCAAATCGGTGTCCATCTTCTTAGCTACGGCCTCGCCCAAAATACGGCCTAAGTCGCCAGCCACATCGCCAGAAGCAGATTGTGCAGCTAGATCGGTTAAGATCGCCTGAACGCCCACTTCGGATACAGTGATGGTCTTGCTAGAGGTTGATACCGCAGTGCTTGAAAGATCAGTACCTTCGGTCAAGGCTGATGCTGAGATTTCAGGGTAGACAGGCACTTGAATGGTCTTGCCTGATTGACCAGAAATATCGCTGACTGATACGAGGTTGCGAACAAGAGATTGCTCTTGTGCAGTAAAAATTGCTTCTTGAATAATATTAGCGAATAGATCGTCTAATGTACTGGTTGTTGATGCTGCCATGTTGGTCACCTTACAAATTATTTATGCAAGATGACCGTGTGGATACACCTTGCCTTTAACTGGGTTTGATATAGCCGCCTGTATTTCTACCACGACCAACCGTTTTGCGATGTTCAGCGTATTCAACGCTAGTCATCTCACCCACAGACTTAGGCTTCTGTGTATTGCCACCGACATTCCCCGCGCTGCCTGCGCCCCCTTGTGAAGCCTTGACAAAATGCGGGTTTGTCGTAAGAAAATCATTAACCAATTGTTCAACTGTCAATAGTTCACCACCCTCACCATATCGGGTCGTTCCATCGTTATCCAGTATTTCGGCGCGACCTTCTGCATTTAATCGCACTTTTTCTTTTAAAAGTTGCGTGACCTGTGTGGGCGCGATAGCTTGGCCTGACTCTGCGGCGCGTAACAATGCCCCATCGACCTCGTTATTCGTCACCAATTTGCTCAATCGGGCAATCTCAGCATCTTTCTTTTCAGCTTGGGCTTTGATTACTTTCTCAAACTCGCCCTTGGCCTTGGCCTGATCTTCCTCTTGCTGGGCTTGCTGTTCCTGCCACTTTTGAAACTCACCAACATCAACGCCATCGTATTTCTTTTCAAACTTACGGCGCTCACGGCCCACGCGATCAGCCACGATCTTATCGACCTCGGCTTGTGTTAATGTCTTTTCTGGTTCATTTGAACTAACTGTTGGTTCAATTACTTCTGCTGCTTCACTCATACTCATTCCCCTGTTGATGATCCATTTCTACGCCGTCACAAACGCAGTCCTCTACTAATTCTAGCCACTC